CAATACCGGCATCGCCCTGCCGCCGGATTCGCGCCTGCTGGCGGATTTGTGTGCGCCAACTTGGAAGCTGTCCGGTGCGGAAATCTATGTGGCCAGCCGTGAAGAGATTGTGGCGAAAATCGGCCGTTCGCCGGACTATGCGAGTGCCTACTGTTTGGCACTGTTGGATACGCCGAAAATCGACAGCTTGCGTGCGGTAGGCGGGAATAGAAAGGTGATGGAGTACAACCCTTATGCTTGATGTACGGATAGATGATGGCTTGCGCCATATGGACTGGATTGAGCGGCAGCTGGCGGAAACGCACCGCTTGGAAACGGAAGCGGCGTGGATGGATAAGGTCAGTCTGAACCGTGAGCTGTATCAGGCGGTGGCGGCGGCTGGCAATCTGCTGTTTGCCGGGGCGTTTGATAGGGGCGAACTGGTGGGCTACTGCTCGGCGTTCATCTCCCGCCATCCGCATTATGACTGCCTGATGTGCCAACACGATGCGCTGTTTCTGCTGCCTGAATATCGGGTGGGGATGGCGGGCTTGCGCTTGGTGCAGACGATTGAGCGGGAAGCGGCACGGCGCGGCGCGGCTTATGTGGCCTGGCATGCGAAGCCGGGCAGCAGTTTTGAAGGCATACTTGCGCGGCGTTGCCGCCGTGAGGATGTGGTTTATTTACGGCAACTGACGAAAGGATAGAGACGATGCCAGCAGCACCAGTAATCGCCGCCGTAGCAGCGGCAGTGGGAACCAGTTATTCGATTTACTCCGGCGAGCGTGCGGCGAAGAAACAAAGCCAAGCGCAAGCACAAGCGGAAAAGCAGGCGAAGGAGCAGGCTTTGCAGGCGGAGCGCGACTTCAATAAAGCCAACAGCAAAAAAGCCAACACGGCCGGCTTGCTGCAGGCGGCTCAACAGGACGGTGGCGGCGTAAGCAGCACCATGCTGACCGGTTCGGAAGGGATTGAAAACGACCAGCTGAAATTAGGTAAGCAAAACCTGTTGGGCAAAACCTCTCTCTTGGGGTAAAACATGGATACGAATTTACGCAAACGCATCCTGAAGCGGCACGCTGACCTGAAGAAGGAGCGTGCTTCTTGGGATGATCATTGGCGCGATATTTCCCGCCATCTGCTGCCGCGCTCCGGGCGCTTCTTGGCGGATGAGCGCAATCGCGGCGACAAGCGTTTCAATGAGATTTACGATAGTACCGGCACGCAGTCGCTGCGTATCTTGGCGGCGGGGATGATGAGCGGCATGACTTCGCCGGCGCGGCCTTGGTTTAAGCTGGCGATTGAGGATGCCTACCTGATGCAGTATCAGCCGGTGAAGTTGTGGCTCGACCAAACAACCAAACTGATGCACACCATCTTCCAGCGTTCAAATACCTACCGTGCTTTGCATGCGATGTATGAGGAATTGGGGGCGTTCGGCACAGCGGCCAGCATCATCCTGCCGGATTTCGATGATGTGCTACATCACTACCCGCTGACGGTTGGGGAATACGCGGTGGCAACCAACTGGAAAGGCGAGGTGGACACGCTGTATCGTGAGTTCCAGAAGACGGTGGCGGAGACGGTGCGTGAATTCGGCTACGATAATTGCAGCCCATCCCTGCGCCGCCGCTATGATAATGGGCGGTATGATGACTGGGTAACCATCATTCATGCCATTGAGCCGCGCTTAGAGCGGGATGCTTCGCGCAGTGATGCGCTGAATATGCCGTGGCGTTCGGTGTATTTGGAAAAAGGTGCGGGCGAAAACGAGATACTGCGCGAAAGCGGTTTTAGGCGTTTCCCGGCACTCTGCCCGCGATGGACGGTGTCGGGCGGGGATATTTACGGCCACAGCCCGGGCATGGAGGCATTGGGCGATATTAAGCAGCTGCAACACGAGCAGCTACGCAAGGCACAGGGTATCGACTACAAAACCAATCCGCCGCTGCAAGTGCCGACCAGCCTAAAGTATCGGGATGTGGATAGATTGCCTGGCGGGATTGTGTACAACGACACCGCCGGATCGCAGGCAGGTATCCGCCCGCTGTATGAAGTGCAGCTGGATTTAAACCATCTGCTGCAGGATATTCAGGACGTGCGCGGCCGCATCCGCAGCACCTTCTATGCGGATTTGTTCTTGATGTTGAGCAATCAGCAAAACCCGAACATGACGGCCACGGAGGTGGCGGAGCGGCATGAGGAAAAACTGCTGATGTTGGGGCCGGTGTTGGAGCGTTTGCAGAACGAGTTGCTCGACCCGCTGATTGAAACCACCTTCGATTTTATGCAGGATGCGCAGGTACTGCCGCCACCTCCGGAGGAATTGGATGGCGTGGATATTGATATTCAGCTGGTATCAATGTTGGCGCAGGCACAGCAGGCCGTGGCCACCAACAGCATCGACCGCTTCATTTCGACCGTGGGCGGCGTGGCACAGTTCAAGCCGGAGGTGTTGGACAAGATTGATGCCGACCGCTTGACGGATGTCTATGCTTCAGCCTTGGGCGTGGATCAATCCATCATGTTGCCGGAAGAGCAGGTGCAGGCGGTACGCGAACAGCGGGCGCAGCAGCAACAGCAGGCGCAGCAAATGGAGGCGGCCAGCCAGGCGGTGGATATGATGCAGAAGGCCAGCCAGGCCGCAGGCAACGCGGACGTGACGGAAGCGTTCAGCGGCTATGCTTAGGTAAGGCGGGAATAAAGGGCGGCGCAGGCTGCCTTTTTTTGTGGCTTGGGGTATGATGGGAAGTGTTGGATTATGTAAAGGGAATGAGAGATGAAAAGGCTATTATTCTGTTTGCTAGCTGGGTTTATCGGAACAGTTGCTTATGCGGATGATTTTGGTGATGCCGTTATGAGGGTTGAATCAGCAAAAGGAACTTTTGGTAGGTGGCAATACCTTATGATGGACTCCCAAAATGGCGTTACAAAATATTTTTTTATTGATACAGAAACAGTAGTTCCGCAGCAAAGTGCATGGGTAAAAGTGAATTATGATAAAGCGGTGACTGAAAATTTTGGTTCTCGGCGGCGCACTTTTGATGAGGTAAAAATACAGTTTTCTATTATCTGTCAGACTAGACAATATGGGGTGAAGGATTTAATCGTAAATCACTCGCGGCATGGCCTTGTTCATTCCGCACGCCCTAGCCCACATCGAATCCAGTACAACACTATCTCGCCTGATTCTATGGCGGAGCAGGTTTATAAGATTGTATGTAATTAATTGTATTGCATAATAACACTGATAATCTTTTTGTATTGTATTAGGAGTGGGTAGGAAATGAGATGTAATAGGCTGACGGATGATTTAGAGTTGTATGCAAAATACAAAAGCCTAGAACGGGGCAATATCTGTGCGCTATTTAGAAACATCATGGACATTGCCTTTCTCCAGATTATGAAGCTAGCTGGTGTTTTCGTGGTGTTGATGCTGCTGGGGTATTGGTTGAGCCATGAAGCCGGGCTGGTGATTGTGCTGGGGATGGCTTTGTTTATGGCCGGTGTTTCATGCATCCATTTGCTGATCGGTAATGACAAGCTGTGGCGGATAACTTACTTGGTGCGGAAATTTTCCAGCAACGAATATTCGGATGCTGCGCGGCGGCTAGAGGAGGAATATCCGGCACTACTCTCTTACGACTTCTCGCGGTGGTATATTTCGACTTCTTGGGAGGCAACAGAAAAGCGTGATTTGAAATTTACTAGTCTGTTTGTGGAGCCGCATTATATTAAGCACTTAGCTAAATATATTGAGCTGTGCGAGCAGCAAAAGCGGATTGTGCCTTATGATGAAGTAACGGCGCAGTTGAAGCTTGAAAATACGTAACTAGTACAAATATATAACTTCCCATTAACTACGAGGATTAATGATGACTACGTATGATCAATTATGCCAAGCTTTTAGTAATCTTGAAGCTACTCAAAAGGTGCGGCAAGAAAGGATTATTGGGGTTTTCAGAAATTATCATGCAGCTATCGTGAAGGCGTTGGGAATCCATGCAGATGTTCTCAGCCAGCCGGTGGCAAATAACCTTCCTTGTTTCTATGCTGAGGTTAAAAACAAAGATGGTCAATTTATTCCATCTTTAACAGCAGGCGAATTTTATTTTACTTACCCCACAAACTCTGAGATTGAATTTGAATTCAGGCTATCAGTTGTTTTGGTATCTAATACAGAAGCTAAAAAAACGATCACCATCCCCTGCCTGATAAGCTCTAAAGATGGCGTTGAAACCTTATCTGTCGGCGGGGGCCAAAGAGAGCTTAGATTTACATTGGATGGAATTACTCCGGCGCTACCAAGAGCTGTAGAACATTTTATACATTTGGTGCTCATGACCTTAAACTAATCTCTTCTTTCCTTTCCTTAGCAGCCTTTGGGCTGCTTTTGTTTTGCCTGATATTTTACCAAATTTTACAGTTACACTTGATTTTTCAGGACTTGTATTAGAGTGGCGGCAGACAGCTGGAGGGGTAATGAAACAGGAAGCAATGCAGTCGGATATTCGGGCGCTGATGAAGCTGCCAGCCGGACGGCGGGTGGTGTGGCGTTTGTTGGAACATGCCGGCGTGTGGCGTTCGGTATTTAACCCTGAGCCGTTGCGGATGGCGTTTGCCGAAGGGCAGCGCAATCTTGGCTTGTGGCTGTTGGACTGGGTAATGCGTGAATGCCCGGATGAATACGATTTGATGATGAGGGAAACACGCGATGAGCGATGAGACTTTAATCACGGAAGCGGTGGCGGAAGAGGCTGCGCCGGAGCAAGCACAGGCGGCAGCGGAAACGCAGCAGCCTGCCGAACCGGAACAGAAGGCCGCGCCTGAGCAGCAAGAAAAACCGGCTGCGCCGGAGCAGTATCAATTCACGGCGGCAGAAGGCAAAGAATACGATGCCGATGTGCTGAAGGAATACGAGGCGGCGGCGCGTGAAATCGGCTTAGATAACGATCAGGCCAACCTGATGCTGGGGCGGATGTCGTCCATGCTGGAGCAGCGCCACAGCGCACAGATGGAAGCTTTAAGTAACCAATGGGCGCAGCAATCGCGCACGGATGCGGAGTTTGGCGGCGACAAGCTGAACGAAAACATGGCGGTGGCGAAGCGCGCCTTGCAGCAATACGGCTCGCCGGAATTGTCTGATTTACTCAATCAGTCCGGCTTGGGCAACCATCCGGCCTTTATCCGGATGTTCTACCGGGTTGGTTTGACCTTGCGGGAAGACGGTATGGTCAATGGCAACAAGGGCGAGGCGCGTTCGGCGCAGAGTTTTTACAACGCAAGCAACATGAATCCTTAAAAGGGGTAAGCAATGGGTGTATTGAAAAGCAACAATCCGACTTTGGCCGATGTGGCCAGCCGCATGGATGATAAGGGGAATATCTCCGACATCATCGAAATGCTGACGGAAACCAATGAAATCTTGGAGGATGCCACTTGGTTGGAAGCCAACGGTTTTACTGAGCATAAAACCACGGTACGCAGCGGTTTGCCGCAGGGTACTTGGCGTATGCTGAACTACGGTGTGCAGCCGGAGAAATCAACCACGGTTACCATCAAAGACAGCATGGGTATGCTGGAAAGCTACGCGCTGACCGATAAGGCGCTGGCTGATTTGAACGGTAATTCTGCCGCTTGGCGCTTAAGCGAAGAGCGTGCTTTCGTGGAGGGCATGAACCAGAACCTGGCCAATACCTTGTTCTACGGCGACACCTCCGCCACGCCGCAACGCTTTACCGGCTTGGCTCCGCGCTTCAACAGCAAGGCAGCAGAAAACGGCCAGAACATCATTGATGCCGGCGGCACGGGCAATGACCTGACTTCGATTTGGTTGTGCGTATGGGGACCGAATACCCTGCACGGCATTTATCCGAAAGGCAGTAAAGCCGGCTTAGTTATCCGCGATCTGGGCGAAGATACAGTGAAAGATGCCGAAGGCGGCGAGTATCAGGCCTACCGTACCCACTATAAATGGGATGCCGGTTTGACCTTGCGCGATTGGCGCTATGTGGTGCGCATTGCCAACATCAACTGGCAACAGCTGACCAAGGATGCCCAAGCCGGTGCTGACCTGATCGACCTGATGACTCAGGCTATTGAGTTGCTGCCCAACGCCAATATGGGCCGTGCGGTGTTCTACGTAAACCGCAAAGTACGCAGCTTCCTGCGCCGCCAGATTGCCAATAAGGTGATGGGCTCAACCCTGACCATGGAGCAGGTGGCTGGCAAGCATGTGGTGTCGTTTGACGGCATCCCGGTAAAACGCAGTGATGCGCTTCTGTTGAGCGAAGCGCAGGTTAAATAAGGAGCTATGGCATGATCATTGATAAATTCCTACAACTCTCCGACAAGCAGACTGTGAGCGCCACTGCGCCCTCTACACATGAAGTGGATTTGGGGCAGCCGACTCCGAATCTGGGCTTGAACAGCCAGCCCTTGTATGTGGTGATTACCGTGGCCGAAGCGGCCAGCGGTGCGGGCAAAATCAACTTTGCCCTGCAGCACAGCGACACCGCCGGCAGCGGTTATGCCGATGCCTTAAACGGCGTGGTGCCGGCGGCTGATTTGAAAGCCGGCGCCCAGGTGGTGTTGCCGATGCCGATTAAGCATAAGCGCTTCGTGCGCTTGAACTACACCGTGGACGGCGCGGTGGGTAATGGCAAATTCTCGGCGCAGATTGTGGCCGGTCTGCAGGCTAATACTCCGCCGGCTGATAGCCCGCGCATCAAGTAGGAGGTAGTGATGGCGCGTAAAGCACAGACTACGGAAGACGGCTTCCAGCTGGTGGTGGCTACCGCATCCGGCTTCTATGGACAAATCCGACAGCGTGGTGAACGCTTCTATGTGGCCGCTGGGGAAACAGCCTTGTGGTTTGAGCCGGTAGCTGAAGATGAAGCAGAGCCGGGAGCTAAAGGCGAAGCAGAGTAAACCAACCGCCTGACCTGCCAAACCGGCCGGCAGGCGGTTTTCTTTGGAGTAGATGATGAGCAACGCAGTAACGATTTGCAATCTGGCTTTGTCGCACTTGGGCGATACGGCCACGGTGGCTTCAATCCAGCCGCCGGAAGGCAGTGTGCAGGCCGAACATTGCGCCCGCTTCTACCCGCAGGCTTTGCGTTCGCTGCTCGCTTTGCACCATTGGGGCTTTGCTACACGCTACGAGCCGCTGCAGCGAGTGGATCGGGAGGGAGATGCCCGCTTTGCTTATGTGTTCGCTCTACCGGCGGAAGCTTTGGAAATGGTGGCGGTGCATGATGCTTATGGGGCGCGGTTGCCGTTTGCGGTGCAGGGGCGGCATGTGCTGGCCAATCAGCCTTTGGTATGGGGGCAATGGATAGATGGGGCGGTTGAGCCTAATTCGTTCCCGCCGTTGTTCACGGAAGCCCTGGCTTGGCAGCTGGCTTCGATGCTGGCCGGGCCGATGCTGAAGGGGGATGCTGGGGCGGCGGAAGCTAAACGCTGTTTGCAGATGGTGTCGGTATATCTGCCACAGGCTAAGGAAGTGGATGCCAACCAGTATCAACTGCCGATAACGCATAAAGTGGTGTGGATGGAGCAGAGATGAGTAGTGTCCGTTTATTCAAACATTCCTTTGCCGGTGGCGAGATTGCGCCGGAAATGTTCGGCCGCATTGAGGACGAGAAGTATCAGAGCGGCTTGGCTTTGTGCCGTAATTTTGTAGTGAAGCCGCAAGGTGCGGTAGAAAACCGTGCTGGGTTGAAGCTGGTGCGGGCGGCTAAGTATGCGGATAGGAAGGTGCGGCTGCTGCCGTTTACCTACTCGACCACACAGACGGTAGTGATTGAGTTCGGCCACCAATACTGCCGCTTTCATACCCAAGGGGCTACCCTGCTGGACGGCAGCAACCAGCCTTATGAACTGGCTACGCCGTATCAGGAGGCGGAGTTGTTCGATGTGCATTATGTGCAGTCGGCCGATATTGTAACTTTGGTACATCCGAACCATCCGCCGATGGAATTGAAGCGTTACGGCGCGGCAGATTGGCGGCTGGAACCGATCCGCTTCAAGCCGGAGTTAGATGCGCCGCAAGGGGTGACGGTGGAGGGGTACGGTTTGGGCTTTGTTTTGTTTGGTTATGTGGTCACGGCGATTGCCCAAGATGGTACTTCAGAATCGGAAGCTTCGGCGGAAGTGGAGATAATGAATGATTTATACACCTCCGGCAGCCGCAACACGATCCGCTGGAATCCGGTTAATGGTGCCAGCCGTTACAAAGTGTACAAGCGTCATAACGGGCTGTACGGCTACATCGGGCAGACTACGACCACATCGTTTGATGACGACAATATCAGCGCGGATATGTCGGTAACCCCGCCATTGTATGATGATGTGTTTATTTCCGGCGGCATTCTGTCGGTGTCGGTATTGGATGGCGGGCGCGGCTACTTGGAAAAGAGCGGTATCGCTTCGGCCACGGTACAGAGCGGCGGGCAGAATTATCCTCAGGACGGCACATTCCGCACCCGGGCACCCAGCCCGCAGGGAGGCAGCGGCGACTTTTTCAGCATTGAAGACCGCAGTGGCAGAGGCGCGGAATTAGATGTGGTGGTACAGGGCGGCAAGATTGTGCGCATCGAAC